CGGCCACCAGCGGCGCGCGGTCGGCGGGCACGCCCTTCAGGTTGTCCGCGATGATCTTCTGCGAGGTGTCGCGCCACGCGGCCGTGGCCGCGATCTTGTCCGTCTTGCCGTCCAGCACGTCGGCATTCACCGCGTCGAAGGCGTCGGCCAGACCGTTCTGGATGTTCGCGTGCGCGGTCAGCACCTGCACCTGCGTGGCGCGGTCGGCCGCGATCTTGGCCTCGTGCTTCTGCTGCTCGAGCAATGAGCCGGCCGCGCTCACCGCAGTGGCGCCGAGGCGCTGGGTTGCATCGCCCACCTGATTGTCGACCTGGGGCATCGGCGTGGTATCGCCGCCCTGGGGCACCCGAAAGCCGAAGTTGCCGGTTGGAATCTTCGCCATGCTCAGGCCCTCGGTGCGTTGGCGCCGCTGGTGTTCCAGCCGCGTGCGATGGTGGCGCCCCCCTGAAGCGCGGAGGTCCAAGAGCCGATCCGGGCTGCATCCGCGGCATTGCGGCTGCGTTGCGCCGCGAGGTTGCCGCTCTGGGTGATGCTGCGCGCGCGGTTCTTGCCGTCGTAAATCGCCATCAGCGCGTCTTCCTCGCTCTGCTGCTGGATCTCGGTGTCGATTTGCTCGGCCGTGCCGGCGCCGACCACCACGCCAGACCCGGCCAGCGCGGCGCGCGCTTCGGCACGCTGCTTGTCGGCTGCCTTGCGGATGGCCCGGGCCTGGAGCTGCGCCTCGCTGGCGGCATAGGCAGCGTCGTCGCGCGCGATCTGCTCCTGCTGGCTGGCGATGGCGTCGGCCTGCTTCGCCTGCTGCTGCTGGCCGTAGACGCTGACTGCGGTGCCAGCGGCGGCCAGGCCGACCAAGAGTGCTGTTTCGATGCCCATCTCAGACCTCCAGGGAAAAAAGGGTGCCTGCTGGCTCGAAGCCCAGCATGCGGTAGAACTTGCCGGTGCTCTCTTCGTGAATGCCGGTCGTGATGCCGAGCCGCACCTTCTTGGCACCTTGCCTCGCACACCAGATGCGAAAGCTGTTCACCAGCTTCACCGCGGTGAATGCGTTGCGCGCGTCCTCGCGCACGAAGAACGAGAACTCATAGCCGTGGCGCTCGTCGCTGAACCACCACTCGGTCACGCCGCCGGCAATGCCGCCGACGATGGCGCCGTCCTTGCGTACGACGAAGACCACCCCGGCGCCGGCCGCGAGGCTTCGCATCAAGCCCTCGACCTTCACAACGTTGTACGGGATGCCCGCGTAGCTCGACGTGTCGTGCAGGATCTGGCCCAGCGCGGCGATCTCGGCCGCATCGTCGGGGGTTGCCACTTCGACTTTCATGGGCACCTCAGTTGTTGATGGTGACGCGCCGGATCACATCCAGCAGGTGGAACGGCAGCGGGTAGGGCTGGGTGATGATCTGGCTGGTTTTGAAGATCTCGTCCGAGAGCGTGGTCGCGCGCACGTCTCCAGAAAACAGGGGTGGCGGCAAGTCGAGCAGGTCGGGCCCGAAGCGGCGGAACTCGATCGGCTGACCGTTGATGACGGCAGCACTCGTGTCGAGCACCCGCAGGATCACTTCGTTGACATGCACCTGTGAACCCTGTGCAGTCGTCCCATTGCCGCCGGATTCAGGCTGCAGCATCTCGATCAGCGGCGTGAAGCCAAGCCCAATCTGCACGGACTTGGCCGGGCGCGTCAGCGTGACCGCGCCGCCGTCGACCTCGAACGTCCCCAGGTAGGCGCCATCGGCCCATGCCTGAACCGTCTCACCTTCCAGGTGGTCGAGGCCGGTCCACGTGGCCTGTCCGGTTGGATGCGTGCCGCTGATACCGCAATCCACGAGCATGTCGGGATCGAACACCTCGACGTAGCGCTTCGTGACACCTCCGACCGTGCGACGCACGATGGCATAGGCATCCTCGCTGGTGGCGGTCGGCACGGTCGCGATGGATTCGTAGGCGCCGTTCGTGATCCACCGCGACCAGCCGGTCACCTCCTGGTCGATGTCGTAGGCGCACACGGCGATCTGCCCATCGGAGCGCACCGCGTAGAGCTGGGAGTCGGGCTCCTTCTGGTGCGCCGTCTGGATCACCCCATCGCCGGTGATGTGCGCTGCGAACACCGTGCGGTCAGGCGACGAGAAGCCGTCGATCTCGTAGCGGTAGCCGATGGCGGACACCTTCTTGCCGGCCGCCTGCACGAACACCATCTCGTTGCCGATCTTGACCGGGCGCACCGAGCTGGCGCCCACCGTGGACTCGTCAGTCTTCTGGATGTTCGTCGCGGTGATGGGCTTTTCCTGGCCGCCCTTGAGGCTCATCTCGTCGGCTTCGGTCAGGACCAGCATCTGGCGCGCCGGAACCAGGTGGCGGATCGGGCTGTTGCGCGGGCCGTCGAGTTCGAAGCGGAAGGCGTCGTCATCATTGGTGCCGAACTGGAAGTTCAGGTACTCCTGGATCCGGCTGGCCCAGATGTTCTGCGGGTAGCCCGGCGACCCCCCGTAGATCAGCCGCTGCTTGTTGATGGTCACGGCGCGCGGGTAGCCCTTGCGCTCGTTCCAGGCAGGGCTCTCGATGGACCATGCGTTCGCGCCCACTGGCACGATGGAGGTCAGCGGGCGCAGCACCTTGGCGTTCACGATTGAATTGCTGGCCACGTCGGTGATTTCGACCATGCCGCCGTTGAGGATCACCACGCTGCCGTGGTCCTGCGCGTGAAAGACCAGGCCGTCAGGCGACTGGATGAGCCGCCGCGCCGTGCCCCCGAACGCACCACCGGTTCCGACCGTCTGGTAGGTGTAGGTGTTGGTATCGACGACGGTGATGACGTGCGTGCCGTTCAGCGCCTCACCGCCGGTCGTGAAGTGGGAGATCGTGTCGCCGGTCGAGTATCCGTGCCCCGTGACCGTGGCAATCACGCCGTTGATGCCGTTGGCGAGAATGGCGTCGATGGTCTTGGCCGGTTCGTAGAACGCGAAGATCGACGAGAGGGAAATCGTCTGGCCGACTGCACCCAGCGCAGACGGCGCGATGGAGGCCTGCGGACTACCGTCCAGGTTCCACTGCCCAGAGGCGAGCACCGTCGAGGGGAATGGCGTGCGGATGGTCACTGCCACGTGCGTCGGGTCTGTGTAGCCGGTGATCACCGCATCCCCGCCGCCGAAGATGATGTGCCGGCCGACGTCGGAGTTCAGGAACGTGTTTGCGCTGGCCACCACCGTCGCGGCGCCCGGCGTGGCCTGGCTAAGCGTGAGGTTCGTTTCCAGGTAGAGGCCCTGTTCCTCGGTCGGCGCGGTGATGAACGGGACGTTCGCCATGCCCCACTGCGCATCGGCGTAGCGCTGCAGCCGCTGCGGGTACACGGCCTCGTGCACGAGAAAGGCTGTGTCGGCCTTCTGCACGTAGTTGACGCTGGGGAGCTGGGCCTCCGTGTAGGGCGAGACGACCTCGTAAGGCGAACCCGATGCCAAGACGTAGGCGCGTTCCTTGATGAACCGCACATAGCCCTCGCCCAGCTCGAGCACATAGGCCTGCCCGCGGTTGTAGACGAACTCGATCAGTCGGGCCACCTTCGTCTGATCCTTGGTGGGCCGGATGAAGCGCGAGCCGGGCCGGCGCTTGGCACCGCCCTGCACCGTCAGCACGCAGTTCTCGATGCGCTTCGCCCCGTTGTTGTACTTGGCGATATCGACGCGGCCGAGAGCGATGGACGGCGACAGCTCGCCGCCGGTGAAGTTGGTCTGGATGAGATCTGCGCGGGCCATTACATGCGCCCCGTGATCAGCGTGTAGTCATCGCTCAGCGGTTCGCTCGGATTCTCTTGCGAGTCGATGGCGCGCGCGGCCTTGGCCATCGCTATGTACTCGTCCTTGAGCTCATCGCGCAGCGTGGTGGATTGGGTGACCGGATAGGCCAGCTTCCATAGCATGCGCGCCGTCATGAGTTCCACGAGCTTCGAGTCCCAGGTCGACTCCTGATCGTTTCGGAACACGTAGACGATCGGGAGAGCCGTGCCGCTCGCCAGGATGCGCCGACCCTCGACCTTGAAGCGGCTGCATGTCGGCATGCCCACCTTCCAGTCGCCGATGCTGATCATGCGCAGGTAGTCGCTCGGCAGCGCGAACTGAGCGGAGAAGCCGAACGCTGGGGTCGTCGACATGGGCGCCAGAACTTCCCGCTTGATGGCGCAGTTCCAGTCGTTCTCGCGCAGGATCGAATCGCGCTCGGGCCCGTAGAGGTTGGAGCACAGGCGCGCCAGGTCGCCGGGCTCGTTGAAGGAAGCGATGGGGGCCTTGCCCAGCTGCAGCAGCGCGTTGGAACAGATCGAGATCGAGGTGGACATCGGCTTCTCCAGAAACGAAAAAAGGGGAAGGCGTGGCCTCCCCCTCGGTTGCAGGGGCGGACCCCTTGGTTACGGCGCGACGAACGGGACTTCGACGCGGATTGCCTGGTTGGCAGCACCAGCGGCGCCGCCGAACGTCAGGTAGAGCTCGCAGTCCTGCGGCAGCAGGTAGGTCTGGCCGGTGATGGTCTTGGTGCCGGTGTTGACCTGCGACGTCGAGGCGGCGCTGATTGCGGCAGCGTTGACCACGGCCGTCGCGTCGATGGCCATCTTGGTCTTCGGATCGCGCAGGCCCACCGACAGCGTGCTCGACGCGGTACCGGCGGCGCACGACACCGTGACGGGCAGCAGCAGACGCGAACCCTGCGGCAGCACGATGGACGTGCCTGCCGTGTCGTTCTGCGCGGGCGCCGCGTAAGCCGCGGGCGTCTCGATGACGGCGACGCGCATGCGGTTGAAGGAAGCCGCGGGCGCCTTGGTGCCAGCGGTCTGTGCCACCTGCGTGCGGGTGACGGTGAGAAGTTCAGCCATTTCGTTTTCTCCTGAGAGTTGGTCCGGGGTTCGCGCCAGCGATTACTGGAACGAGACTTGGACGACCTTCTTCTCGTCCTGGCGGCCTGCGCCGTAGCTGCCGGCCATCGACACCTGCAGCGAGTTCTTCTTGTCGGGGCGCTTGTCGACGCTGCCCTCCTCGAAGCCCATGCCGAAGTGGATGGCGCTCTTGGCGTAGGCGGCCGTGGTGTGCACGCCGCCGGCGACCGTGGTGCGCTCGTACGGGATCCAGGTGAAGCCGAGCCACTTGTTGGCGATGTTCCCTTCCTGGATCATCTTGCCGGCCATGAAGTCCGCGCTCGTGAGCGTGGTGTCGCTCAGGATCTGGGTCATGGCGAGCGAGTCCCACAGGAAGAACAGCTCCTCGTCGTCGGTCTCATTGGCGCGGAAGATCGCGCGGGCCTGGATGATCTTGGCCTTGGTCAGGCCAGTGCCACCGGCGGCGATGATCTGGCCGGCGGG